CCATCCAAGTGTTCGTCTAAAACCATTTGAGTCAATTTGCTGATGTCGATTTTGTTGGCATTCTTCATCAAGTCATCATAGACTTCTTCCATGCTCCAACCTTTGTACTTGGGATCGTACAACATACCGCATACAGTAATCTTCTCACCAATGCGTTGATCAATCAAGTCTGCGTTTACACAATAGTCTGCCGCAATATTCATAATTTTTCGATCGCGATCTCCAGTACGACCCATGTGGTCATACACCGCATGTAGTACCTCGTGTCCCACAAGGAACTCCACCTGTTTGAGTGGCATCTTGTTTACAAATTCTGAATTATAATAAAACTTGCGTCCATCTGTTGCGGCAGTAGGACACCAATCATCTGCATTAACTAATGTCATACGAGTTGCAAGATTACCAAAGAACGGTGCTTTAAGCAAAAGTCCAATACGGGCAGTGATTAGTTTTTCTCGAACTGCGGCATCAGTCTTTGGATTAGTAACTGTTACTGCTTTTTCTTTTTCTACTACATCTGACATACAGACTCCTTAGTTTCTATAATACAATTATACAATTGATATCTTTTTGTGTCAATATTATTCTCGTACAATGTAGGAAGCATTGGCCCTCATCATAATACGATCACCAAGTTTGGTCAATGACTCAGCAAAACATATCCTTCCGGTTTTGATAACATTGGTCTCAACTTCCAACCAAGCACCAACTGGTGGACTGGCAATAAAGTCTACATTTAAACTCACTGTAACCAACTTAATGCTATTAGCATCTCGTTCGATTCTATCTTGCCACAATGTACGACAAACCACATGCCCCATTGCATAATCTGCAAGAGTTGCAGTTACTAGGCCCGCAACAAAACCTTTGCCCCGCACATGACGCTCAGACGTCATCATGGCAACAATCCATTTGTTATCTCGTTCGGTCAAGTAAAAAGGACCAATTGTTTTGTCAAAGTATGGACTGTTATTTGGGATTACCCAAAAACCTTCTGGAATAGCCAATTTAATCTCCTAATTAAAATTGGGGGACTTATGATTTACATCTGCCCCCGCCCGCGACCAACGGAACTTATTTGCCTGACGCCGCGATAATGTACTTACCAAAACGCTTGTGGAACTCGTCAAAGTTCTTCATCTTGCCCGGCACCATGGGCAAGTTGTATGTGGTAAGTGCAACACGAGCACCCATAACAACCAATTCTGTAGTAAAATTAGCCATCATAAAGCCAAGGAAGTTGTCGGCTTGGGCATGCCAGTCTGCAAGTTTCTCTTTACCCAGCTTCTTGAAGCTGTCTTGAAGTTCATAACACAGGCTAATTGTCAAACTGTACATGGCACTGATTTCTTTTACCTTCAGGTCCTTGACCTTGCCACTCAAGATTTCTTCTGGCTTGGGCATCTGGCCAGCAACCTTGCGGTGTGCCATAAACTTAAGAGCCAGGCCTTCACCCACAGTGCCAGCAATCAAGTCAGCCAATTCAGCGTCTGTTGCATCCTCGTCGTACAAGAACTGGCTTACAAAAGTCCATGTGCGTGGGGTAGCAAACGCACGACTTGCTGATTTTGGATCAAAGTCGAACATGTCTTGTTTGGCAAAGCTGATGTAACCCACAACATCCTTGTGGATTTTTTGTCCCACAGCCCATTGTTGCCAAGACTCAAAGTCCGGACGCACTTCCAAGTGAACAAAGCGATTGGCCAGTGGACTGGGCATACGATAAGTAACACCCTTGTCGCTTTCACGATTACCTGCCGCAACAATTACAACATTGTCTGGCAAATGATACTTGCCCACACGACGGTTCAAAATAAGTTGATAACCTGCGGCCTGTACAGCCGGTGCCGCACTATTCATTTCGTCTAGGAATAGTACAATAATAGGAAATTGCTTGGCCATCTCTGCATCAGGCAAGTCAATGGGAGGAGCCCAATCCATAACTTCTTTGTTCTTGTTAAAGAACGGGATACCACGAATGTCTGTGGGTTCCATTTGGCCCAGGCGTAGGTCAATCATGTGTCCACCCAAGTCTTCAGTAATGCCAGCAATCAATTCTGACTTACCAATTCCGGGAGGACCCCACAAGAACACAGGACGTTTGTTTTTAAATGCACGAAGCACACGGCTACGGCATTCATTGGGGGTTACACTACGGTTTTCGGTCACGGACATTACTTACTCCTTAAAAAATGTCGTTGTTACTAACACAGAATCTAGTTTACTAAAGATGTCTTTTGCAGTCAAATGTAGAAGGTTGTTTCAAAACCCAAAGCATCGTACACAATTTCACGAACCATTGTGTCTGTACACTCACCGTAACCGGACACCGTTTGCAATTTGCAAAGCAGATTATAAGTCTCTGGCCAATTAAGACTGTTGGTCCGAGCATGTTCTACAATGACAGCAACTTCTTTGTTACCGGCATCTGTGAACATACCAAAATACGGAACTGCATTTACTTCTGACATTTCCAACCCCTTTTTAGTTTCTATACAAGTATTATACAAAAGATGCCTTTTCGGGTCAACCGTGTTCAACGGCTCAAGTTCATAACACGGGCGTCAAATTCCATAAAGCTGACTTCGAATGGAACTAAAATTTCTTTGCCAACACGACCGTGTATTTGTTTACCCTCGGTGTCCTCGTCCCAAGAATCATATGTGACTTCAATTACAAAGGCATCATATAATTTTGTGTCAATTCGTTTAACAACACCTTCTACAAAACAATCTTCACGGCCTTTCATAGGCTTGAAATCGTATGCACGGATTGTATCTCCAACTTTAGCAATGTTTGCGAACTTTAACATTTTGGCTCCTGTTTATTAGTTTCAATACATGTATTGTAATATAGATGCCATTATGGGTCAAATTCTGGGCAAAATACTTGTTGTTTTTAGGCAACAAAAAAGTAATACTCTAGTACTACTTTTTTTAGGGTATTACAAAGTACTACTTTTTACGGCTTTTCGAACAGCCACAAATCTTCAAAATTCCCGCCCCGGGTTTTCTTGGCCTGTCTACTACCTGCAATGGCACTCCATTGCACTTTGTAATGTTGCTTCAATGGCATGTGGCGTTGAACCACGTGCATCATGTCTTGACTAATGGCAACTTCTTGTTTATCTTTGTTTCTGTAGTTGCTAATTACAAATGCAAAACGGCCACCGGATCGTAAAACCTCAACTGCAATTTTTACAGTTTCGTTCCAATAACCTTCTAACCAATCTTGGTAGTTGGGAAAGCTGGAGAGGCTTTGTTCCTCACCGGGATATATTTCCAAATCATAGTAGGGCGGGCTAAACAACACCGCATCAACTGAGTTGGCATACCTCTCAACAAATTCGTGTCTTGTATCAAGTTGTTCGCTGGGACACAGATACAGGTCTACTGTCTTGGTATCCATTTCCCATATACCTCGGTCGCTGTATTTTTTCCATTCTTCATGTAACAATCGACCGTTTTCAACTACCTCGGGAATTACATCCGTGGCAATCAGGTGCGTAAACTTACTGCTATAGAAACCAATTTGGTAAGCGTTCCACCCCATGCATGGAGCAAATAGTGTTTCACCTTCAAACAGTTCATCCACAATGCCACGATAAGTTGCAGGATTAAAAATACTGGCTCTGTTACAGCCAATCATAAAGTCTACCCACACTTGGTTGTAGTTCCCATCTATCTTGCAGATATGATCAAAGAACGCAGGTGCCGCTAGACTGTTGCGTATTTTAAAGTCCTCAAACATGGTCTTTAATAGGCCAAATGTGTACTCAAAATCGTTTGAATACAGCTTCTTGGTATTAAAGAAACTGTTGAAGTTGATGTTCTTGCACACACGACCGTATTTACTATTGGTACGACCAGCAAAAGTATTATCTACTAAAATGTCGGCGTCAGGTATATCAAAGTAAAAATCCAAGGGCTCTTTTAGGTCTGCTGTTTTGTTAAACCATTCTGCCAATGCCACCTCAGGCTCTTCAACCAACATCTTGTACAGTTTGCGTTTATAAAGATCTAGTCGAGCTTCTCGATCGTCTCGCTTGGCCACCCGTTTGATAAAGGTATCCAAGTCACTACGCACCACAAAGTTGCCAGACCGGTCACTGCCATTTAACACAGACACTTGGCGACTAAAGTCCTCAAATGTGGTATCGTGTTTGAAATCAAATAAGGATAAAAAGTGTTCTAGTGTATATGTCATGGTCACGTATTTATGTCAAGCTCTAACAACGGTACAATTACTGATGGTGGTAGTTGTTGATTTGGCGATATTACTGCGTAAAATGGATTCAGGAATAGATATTACATCTCGCTTCATGTACTTTTTATCTTGAGCACACCTCTGTTCCCATTCTGTTCGTTCTTTTAACAAATGTGCCTGCAATAGTGTTACATTAACGGGGTCACTAATGTCGTACAATTTAACAACTTCTAGCGTTACTTTGTCACGACATACCAAAATGTATCTGGGATAGATTAAATCTCCCATGGCATGGAACTGAAATGCGGCTTCTGGATACTCACCAGACCGTTTCTTCTTTTCGATCCTACTGCATTTTTGCTCGATCATAACACCATTGGATTCGGCATCTTCACCGTTACGGGCAAAGTTGATATTGTAATTGACATCGTATTGTTTGACAATTTGATATACAGCCAAGGAACTCAGGGTGTCAGTGTCTAGTACATCAATGCGGTGCTTACGGAAAATCTCTTCTCGTTCAGCAAAAATACGCTTACGCGATTCGTCTAATTCTTCTAATAGGTCTTTGTCAAGATACCGGGCCATTATTCAACTCCAAATAATTTAAAATGTTTTTCCAAGTTCCAGTTGGATGTATCGACTTCGATGCTGTTGTGTGTCTCAAAATTGGATTGTAAAATTTTATAACGATCAAAAAAGTTCCATACACTTGGTGTAGTAGATACAAGTCCTGCCTGTCTTAATGCACGATCGCCAGCATTGCTAATTTGACAAGTAGGCATGTTCATTGCCTGCACAGGAGTAAGTACTCCTGCTATCAGCATGTCTCTGATACGACTTGCTGGAACCACATGTTCAAAGATACCTTTTTCTTTTAATCCAATTTGGTGATAGTGGGCTCCTATACTGCCTTGTATGGCATAGCCGTGGTACCTACGCAACCAATGGTCGATGGCATCTCGCACCAATCTTAGAGTTTGAGTGCCACCACCTGCATGATACATAACAACTAGTCTTTCTAGTTCACTGACGGTGATGGTTTCACTTTCAGCGTAACTGTCGGCACCACGGCTTACCCGTGTGTAGTTTGCAGGCTCGAAATTTTCAATCAACTGTTTAAGCATAATACCAATGGTTAGTTATTCAAACAGTTTGTATTATACACGAATTGTTGGGATTTGTCAATTGATACCTAAGTATTACTTTGTAAGTTGTCTAGGTATTGTGCAAGATCTCCGGCGTGTAACTGTAACATGACAGCATCAGTTTCGCTGGCAACTATGAGATGTGTTAGATTTCGAATATAGTAAGGTTCTTGTAACAATCGTTCCAACTGTAGCAAGTGTTTGGTACCAATCTTATGAGATAACTTTACTTCGTGGTAAGGCCATTGGCTATGACGGGTAGTCCATAGATATCCGGTACTAGTTAATCGCATACTGTTGTGATTGGTAGGATTAAACCACCATTGATATTTTACACCTGTAAAACGCTCAACAGGATATCCGGCCGCGATAATAAATCGTTCTTGGAATTCCTGTTGTTTATGGGTAGATGCGTTCACCTTCTTTTAACAAGACCACGGTGAACTTGTCGGTCTTGAACAGCACATTGAGTTTTTTACACAGGTTAATGGCATGACCTGAATTAGAAAAACTGACTTTTTTATATTTTGGTCCAGGGTATGCCACTAGTATATTATGAGTCTTTAGATTGATAGGCTTACCTTCGTAATGAACTGCCCAAATTCCGTCGCTGGCCAGCACTTGGTCTGCTTTATATGTTGTTTTATTAACATGCTCAACGAGCACGGTTGGCTTGGGTCTCGACATTTTTCAATTATTCCTTGATACTATTATTTATCTCAATAACTATGTAGTTTATTTGAAACCACCACCATCCATACTGATTTGAACAATTTGTTCTCCACCTGCTTCTAATTTGGCTGTCATTTCTGTTACCAATGCCAAAACAGCAAATATATCAGCATGAAGACTTCTTGCATCTTGTGCAGATAATACCAAATCTCTGCTGTGCGTTTGGTTCATTGCTTTAACTCGATCGTTAAAGTTTTTAATGTGAATACTAACATTATCCATTTTGTTTCTCCTGTGCTTCTTGGGCTGTCTTAAACGGTCCCGTGTACTCGTATCTGTTTAGGGTAATTAATTTTGGGCAAAACTCTGAGACCCAATTGTTACTGTATTTGACAAGATAGTACCCACCACAAAAATAACTACGGCTCTTTGCGGACTTAGAAAAGATTGGCAACTTTCTGGCCACATCATATACTTGGTTATAACTCTTAGCAGTACATGGATAACCATATACATCATTGGTTGTTTCTGTTTTCAACTTGGATGTTTTATCAAATTTAATGTTGTATTTTTTACTCAACATCTTGATGTTAGAAAACTTTTCTCTTTGTTGATCGTGTACATAAACAAAGCCACCTTCTTCAATGGCCTGTATGGTGGCCACCTTGTTTCCTGAATTTTCTACAATCCAGTATTTGTTTTTGACCACGGGTCTTGCGATTGTTTCACTCATGTTGTTGTTTCATCCTATGCATTGTAATAATTTTACCCAACTCCTTGTCAAAGTCTTCTACACCGTCGGGGATAATGTAGAGATCTTCACGCTCGTAGTTACTGATTGAAATAGAGCCAAGAGTGTTTTCTCTGCGACTGTCATCAGTGACAGTGATGATACTGCCACCGTTAGCTGATGTGATTTTGAATGTTATGCCTGGTAAGTTCATTTTATTTGTTGAGTTGAATGTAAGTCCGCCTATGGGAACGGCACCGTAACCGCTTTGCATGCCTTGGCCTTGGAACACGTAGTTGCCACTACTACTCATGCTTTCATTAATTCCATGGCCACAATTTCCCCAATGCGACGAGCAACATCTTCGTCATCGTGTATCACATGCACAATCTCATTGTTGCGATCCTTTTGACGATCATAGTGTTTTGTGGTTACCACAATACCGCCTCGAGCAGGAGTGATACTGAGTCTAATGGGTGTATCAAACTCACTGCTGGCTATAGTAGTGTCTTGACGAACCTTAACGGCATCATCATTGTGTAACCAATTTCTAAACCAATTCCTAAAACTCATACTTGATCCTTTTTATTTAAATCACAATCACAGGGCAGTCGTCCCTGTTGACAATTGCCCGAACACCCCGGTCCTGATTTTACCACGGCCATGTAGTATACCCAAACAAAAAATACTGAAATTGAAACAATCATAAAAATTAAATCCCAATCTGGCATCATGATTTTTCTTCCTCTACTAGTGCGGTAACAACTTGAAGTCGATCCTCAGCTTGTTGTAAATGTGCCACAGCGTCGGCCACAGCCGGATGTTTTTCAGCCAACTCTTTAAGACGCAACTCTTTGTGCATTTTCTCTTCGGCCCACATGATAGCACTAACAGCATTGTCAGTCATACTGACCATGGCCTGACCATTACCGCCGATGCCATGCCAAGTAGTCCCATCATAAACTTCAAGGTGTCCGTTATTGTAGCGTACTATACCAGCACTGGGCATGGTGGCAGGAATATACGGAGTATTGTAACTTGTACCAGTTCCTTCAATCTGTAAGAAAGGACCGTTGGCATAGATGTTTTTAATCATACTTTAATCTATCAAATGTTAGCTCGTAATCGTATACATGCGCCACAGGCCGGAGCCAACCATGACCAATACATTCCTGAATCAAACTGCGATAATTTTCCGGACATCGTTGACTAATCTCAATGGCGGCTCTAGGAACCATGACTATATCGTCATGCAACATGAAATCAGCATCATTATGCCGTATGGTACGCAGACAACTCTGGTGTGTAGTAAAAGACATTTGTTAGCCTAAACCTGCTACCGATTGTTTCTCTACATTTGCTACCGATTGTTTCCATAGACGCTCTTCGAAACTGTCTGTGTCTTGCGGTTTATCCATTGCTTGTTTTAGTATCAGTTCAACATATTGGTTAAGAGTAATGTCGCGATCATGTGCTTGCTTCATCATCTCAAACACCAACTCATCCTCTAAATCCAACGGAACATCTACACGACTATCATAGTCTAGACCGGCCACAATGGCCTGGGCTTTGTCCAACCAGTCTGCGTCTGTTTCTAGATCAACATAGTCAACATCGTCCCATGCTTCTCGACGACTAACACCACGCCGCTTGGCTTCTTTTTTGTTGGCTTTGGCATAGTCTGCATTGATCAACCTATATGCTCTATTGTTGACATAGTCGTGTGCTTGCACTTCGTATACTGCCTGTGTATCAGTATCGAACACAATACTAAAACTATGACCATCTGGCTCACCATTCCATGAATCCAACATGTAGGCATTGGATCCGTAACATTGCCATCCATACTCACTACCTTCGGTGATACGGTAGTTTACAGTTTCCATAAATTGTTTAAGAGAGATCATTGTTTGTTTCCTTGCGTTGATTTACTACAATTTCAAGCCATCCCACTACAGCAATTAGCCATCCTGTGTTACCTAGCTGATCCCAAGTTGCCACAACCATAATAATAGACATTATTAAAATTGCAATTGATACTATTTCTTTAACTGTTTTCATCATTGTTCTTTCTGCCGCTATGGGCTTCACATACTGTTTTAATCCAACCACCACCCGTACTCTTACCAGGGTTACCGCATGTTTCGCAAGTAACACCCGACATAGATTGTGCCATACTAACAAGTCCGTCAATGTAGTCATCACCACCTGTGTAGTAAAAACGTAGTGTACCAAACTTTTCTTTAACTTGATCTACAGTTACCTGTGTTACAATCTCACCTTTTCTATTCCGCCAATCAATGTGATGTTGTATATTGCCCATGAGTTGATCAATGATATTGTACCAACCATCGCCACATTCAAATCCCCAATACATGGTGGTTTCCATCATGCTCTTGTTACGATTCACCATCATCTTGGGATACTTCTCACATAACAATGCGTCTAGTTCCAATTTCATTCTTCAACTCCGAAATGTTCTTTCATCTTCTTATCTTCCGCCAAGGCGCCAAAGATAATAGATGCAAATGTCCAACATACTAATGCAGGTATCATTAACATGAACATTACTGCTAATCTTATGCCTCCTTCGCCGTCTGAGTATTTTAACCCAGTCCATGTTGTATTAGTCCAAAACCAATAAAACATATCAATAAATGATACCAAAAGGGGTGAGGCAAATAACAATGTAAATGCTGACAATATTGTGGCTAATAGTTTCCAAATCATCATTCAACTCCAAAATGCGCTTTAATATGTTCATCAGGGGGCATATGATATTGATTATGATTTTTATACCAGTCAGCAGTGACCTCGGTACATTCCCGAACAATCAACTCGGCGAACTTTTCTAATTCTTGTGACAATGAATTTCCATAGCGGTCTTGGTGTCCATTTTCAAAGCCGGCCTGTTCAGCAAGTTCTATGATTCGTTCGTTCATAGTTCAACTCCGAAATGATGTACAATTTCATTTACGATGGCATCTTCATCGGGAGCAAATCTACATTGTCTGACAATATCACAACATTCTTTCACAATCAACTCGGCGAACTTTTCCTGGTCTAATGCTTTGATTTCTGTATATCCACCATCAGTATATCCAACAACTTTTTGAGCCTGTAGAGCAAGTTGTTTAATCCGTTCGTTCATATCTTTTCGTCCTTTATGTACAACAGTGGCAGAATCCTGAATAGCATCAACTAGTATCTTGTGTTCGTCTGGTGTAAGTTCATTCATTCTTCAACTCCGAAACGATATGAGATATCTTCGTAAATAGTTTCTGCCCGTTTATCTGCCGCGGCACTTTCATCCGAGTAACTATAATTGTATTCTCCTGCTGGACCGTAAGTATTTGACTTAACAATGCCCAAACATTCCCGCACAATCAACTCGGCGAACTTTTGTTCATCGAAGTCAGCTACCAACAGCTCACCATTTACTCCGTAAGTTTCAATTCGGCACGGTTCAGCAAGTTCTTTAATTCGTTCATTCATTCTTTAACTCCAAAATGTTTTCTAATCTTTCTAACCGTATCCTTGTCATGTTCTTTCAACGCACGAACTCGTTCATTGGCAAATGGCTCATGTGGATTTAGTATCATGTACCGTTGATCCACAAACAAGTCGGCACATTCTTTCACAATCAACTCGGCGAACTGTTCTACATCGAGTTCTCCATTGGAATACCCACTGGTTCCTAGTGTAAATGCCTGATCATAAAGTTCTTGCATTCGTTCGTTCATAGTTCAACTCCGAAAAAATGTCGCTTGACTGTAGCAAAATCTGGCCAGGGTTGATCGTCTAGTGTGGCATTAAGAATGTAAGCATATACTTCAACTAATACCAACTCAGCGAATTTCAAGTCCACAAATTGTTGATAATGGTCCAGTTTAAGTCCAGCGTTAACGCCGTCAACATAGTCCGTGGCCTGTTGTTTAAGTTCTTTAATTCGTGTGGTCATTTCTCTAACCCTTTAACAAAAAGACTGCCTACTATTGCCAACAGGAATAACATTCCAAGAGCAATAGCATAAACTATTAAAAATTCAATCATTCTTCAACTCCTTTAGTACAAGAGATTTTATCTGGGCTGTACATCAGCACAAAGTTACCAACATTCAATGTGCCCAGCACAGCCAGCAACACTACAAATCCACCAACCACGGCAAACAGTGTCTTCATTCTTTAACTCCGAAATGTTGTTTAATATCATTTACTGCACTGCGAGCATCATAATGATTACCTGCAAGTTCAATACAATCTGCCACAAGCAACTGGGCGAACTTGTTCAGTTCATATCCTGTAACATCTTTCAGTACAGTCCCGTCTTTGTTAAAGACCTCAGACTGGATCAACAGTTGTTTAATTCGTTCGTTCATTCTTCAACTCCGAAATGTTTAAAAATTTTTGAACAGCACCAATCGCCATCGGCTTTCTCTCGGTCAATGATTTCTTCAACACATTCCCGCACAATCAACTCGGCGAACTTTTCGTTATACACTTCCCCAAACTTGATGGCATAATCTTCATCACTTAAATCAAGGTAATCTATCATTAAGGTATTGGCGTATTTTGTAGCCTCTACAGCAAGTTCTTTAATTAGTTCGTTCATTCTTCAACTCCTCACTCAATTCTTCGATTCGTTCTGCCGCCATCAACAACAGCATCTGGAGGGCAATATTATCAGCCACGCTTTTGGCCGCTGTCTTCATTGTTTCTGATAATTCATAGTCTGTCATTCTTTAACTCCGTAATGTTTGTTGAATCGCTCAGAGAAAGGTTCCAAGCCATATCCAGGCACAAAGTCAGCAGAGACCTGAGCACATTCCCGCACAATCAACTCGGCGAACTTGTGCAGTTCAGGAGTAAGACTACCATCTTCGTTAATAAAGGTGCGAGTATTAGCCTGTCTAACAAGTTGTTTAATTCGTTCGTTCATTTTAGGCTCCTTTTAGTTTCTATACAAGTATTATAACAAATGGGTAATTATTGGTCAACCGCTTTTGCCCGCACATCTGTGTTGAGTGCAGGTCAACATTATCGGACAGCATAAGTTGTCCATCAGACAATTCAATGTATCCTTTTTCTAGGGTGGCACCAGCCTGTTTAGCAAGTTCTTTCAATCGTTCGTTCATGTCAATTACCCCAGCCAACGTTTTTGGATGCTTGCACATGATCCGCTGTTTGTTTCTTTTCAAACATGATCTTAGAATAATACTCGCCGGTGTCACCTTGGAAACATGGATCGCCCAGTGCGGCATATCTCCATTTAGACAGCAACTGCTCGTATGTTGCGCCGTCAATCCATGCTTTGGTCTGTTCGTTCATTTTACTTCTCCGTGTAGGACTTCGTAATCTGCCACTCGCTGACGCATTTCAGCAATGGCTTTCTCTTGGGCAGCAGGATAACCACCGGCTGGACGATTGCGGTCAAGACCATCCAGCACTGACTTGTCCGAGGCAATTGTTGCGTGGTTGTTGATGCTGGGGTCAGTGCCACGACCGATAATCTTTAAGTTGAAAAACATCATTGAACTCCTATTCACTATCAATCAATACATGTATTATATACCCAAAATCATTTTCTGTCAATTCAGTAGAAAGTATTACTTTTCTTCAACTCCGAAATGTTTTCCTATCCGCTTAGAACAATCATCTGCCCAAGCACTATATAATCCATCGTGATGTGTTCCTCTGTCAGCACAGACTTTAACACATTCTTCTACAATCAACTCGGCGAACTGTTCAATGTCTATGTCTGTCATCAGTTCGATAACTTCACGGTCAGTTGGCCAGAAAACCATTTGAGATTGTTTTGCAAGTTCTTTAATTCGTTTGTTCATTCTTTAACTCCAAATTTTTCCCATCAACCAACATCATATTCATGGCACACTTATGACAGATATAACAGAATTGTGTATCAAGGTCAGCATAAGTTTCATACTCATGATTAAATGTATCACAATACGAACACAAAATCTTTACACGATTGTGATGATTAATTTTGACCTTTTCTATTATCATTCTTCAACTCCAAAACAGTTTTTTAACATAACTGAAAATAATCATAAAAATGGTAAAGTAAGCAGCCGCACCCGCCATCAACAGATACACAACAGCCCACCAACCTGCTCGGTCACCTTCGGTCATTCTTTAACTCCGAAATGTTTCAACAAAAATTCTAAATCAGGGTGACCTTTATGAAAGGCAGTATCAATACATTCCCGCACAATCAACTCGGCGAACCGTTCCATAAACTTTGTCTGTTCTTCCCAAGAATCACTTTGAGTTGTTTTAGCAGCCTCTTCCCAAATTTGTTTAATTCGTTCGTTCATTCTTCAACTCCAAAATGGTTTTTAAACCTTGTTCGCCACTGATTCAACCATTCAATGTATTCAGTGGGTCTTTCGCTTGGTTCAAAACAATGATAGGCATCATCTTCGGCCTGTTCCATCATTCCACACATTTCCCTGACAATCAACTCGGCGAACTTTTCCGCTTCTTCTTGATTAAGAGAAAGTCCAACTGAGGCATCATAGCAAGGAACACCACCTATTGCCCGAATCATAAGTTGTTTGATTCGTTCGTTCACGATTCAACTCCGAAATGTTCTTCCAACATATCCACAGCATCTTCCTTCAAACGGTATGCGGCAAACAAAGCACCGCTGGCGTTGTGTGCTTGACCCTGTGGTGGATTACGACTAAACTGCTCCCAACTCTCGCCCGAATCTTTTAGTAGTTCACAACATTCCCGCACAATCAACTCGGCGAACTTTGCCAAATTCTCATCAGTGAATGCCAATCCAGTGACGGCTCTCATAGGAGCACGACTCCAAGTTTCGGCTCCAGCCTGTTCGGCAAGTTCTCTAATTCGTTCATTCATTCTTCAACTCCGAAATGTTTTGTGTAGGGCTTCAAGATAATTGTCGGTGCCCATATGTAAATTGCCATTATCAATCTTATCATAAATTCCAGCACATTCACCGACAATCAACTCGGCGAACTTTTCCTTGAATGTTATTACATAACCTACGCCATATAATTCATTTTGTTCATTGGCATATTCAGTAGCCTGTTCAGCAAGTTTTTGAATTCGTTCATTCATATCAAATACCCTATAATAAACGCTAATGCAAATCCTACTATACAAAAGTATAGAGTACCTATAGAGAATAAAAACGCATCATCCAAAATATCTTTTAGTTTCATACTGCACGACCTGTTCGCATATAGAGATATTCATCCAGTTCCCGTTCATAGGGTTTTCCTAGTCTCCGTAATTGAAAGATTTTATCAATCAGCTCATCACTATTACCCATAGTAGGAGAATACTTACCACGGCTTTCCAATTCATCAATAAGTTCATCGTCATCAAAATCCGATAACTCAACTTCGACCTCAATCATTTTATATGTCATTCTTCAGACTCCTGCATTCCAAAGTATTCCACGATGCTGTTGTAGACTTCATAATTGCCGTCAGCCTTGAGCGCACCGATATCAGCACATTTCTGCACAATCAGTTCGGCGAACTTCTCAATATCAAAGTGTTTGTCAATCATAAATCTTTTTTGATCATACACTTGATTCCATGCACCGCATTGTAGTGCAAGTTCTTTAAATCGTTTGTTCATTCTTCAATTCCAAAATGTTTCTTGATATGTTTGGCAACTGTATAGCCTTGCCCTAAAGTCAACTCATCAAATTTGTAAGCAATGTCTGCACATTCCAACACAATCAATCTAGCAAACTCTTTGTTGTAAGTTTCAATCCATTTGTCTACAGCAAGTATACCTTGTGGTACATTTTCTTTAGCCCGAGTGGCAAGAGCCTGTGTACGCTCATTCACTCTGGATAACTCCTAGAAAGAAAGTCCACATGTGACTGTGCCTGTTCGCTGATGCGTTTCAAATCATACTTGCCACAGAACTTTAGGAACAGAGTACCAATCTGCGGTATTGACTTGACTACACTATTTGTGGCAATGGTTTCTGCAATGATTGCTTTGATATTATCAGGCTGTGCAGAAAGATCCACCAACACACGATTGCGTTCATAGTCATCTAGTACACGGTGTTCTGCACCATTATGGTCTACCCAACGTTGCAACATCATATTGTTCCAAGAGAAACCTTTATTTTCACGGTCTTGGAAGGCTTCCTCGAGCCCAATTCTTTTCGAAGAGCCCTTAGTGCGGACACCAGGGAATGCCGAGAAGATGTTGTCGGTGGGATCTCCGCGCATACACTTTTCGAACAGTATCCATTTAGGGTCTGGAATAGTTTTTGCTTCTTTAGTTTTTTTATCTTTAACTGGGGCACCTTTCTTGTCAAAGATGCCTGTGGTGGTATGGAGCTCATCTGATATTCCGTTATATTGTTTAACATTGTTGGCCAGCAGTTGATAAAAGTCTGTGTCAGAACTTACGATTATGTGTTCATCTCCAGGGTGTGCTTGAATCCATCCTGCCACCAGGTCATCCGCTTCGAGTTGGCTGTGCTGGAGAACAGTACAATTGGACTTTTCGTACAGGAACGTTTTGAGTTCATCAAAAGCGTCCCAAAATAGTTGATCTTCTTCTTGCTCTTTTTCAGTGAGTGCCGCACGGGCAACTGCTCGATTTTTCTTGTACGGCTCATAGTAATCCTTACGCCACGAACGACCTTCTAAACAGAATATGACATGATCAGCCCGCTGATCGCGAAATGCTTTTGCAACACTACTCAGTGTGACATGGATTGCAAACCCAAGTCTATCCCAAGTGTCGCTCTGACGATGTGCCGCATGACGAGCACGGAAGAAAGTATTTGCGGTGTCTACAATAAGATATTTCATGTAGTTATAATAGCATATTATTCTATTTGAGTCAAATGCGTAACAAGATATTCTGCCCATTTTGCGTGAGCTTCTTTACCATAATGGTAATTTCCTTCAGCCACTGTTTGGAATCCTAAATTTTCGAGCCAGTAGTAATAAGTGGAATTTTGATTGTAGGGATCTATGTAGTTGTTGTGCCACTCGTACTGGCCCGGATTGATATGATTGGTTGAGATATGATCACGCTCGATTAGTGCAAAGTTTGAGTAGGTATTAAAAAATAGATGTCTAATTCCGCGAGACTTAAGACTCATATGGAATTGGTGTATACGCTTGTGCCATTCAAGCATCTTGCGTTCTCGTTCAACTTCACCCTGCGCTACAACCCACTGTTTGTATTTATCCCGTAATTCTGGGGGAACTTGGTCCTTGCCACTTGCATTAACTTGATAATAAACATCGTTATGCAACCATTCTTCTCGTTCCCATGTACTCCAACCTATCAATATTACCAGATCATTGATGCTGGCTGTTTCGAGGAAAATCTCTGTAGTGCGTACGATCCGATCATTGGAACTACCACTTTCAGCTTGATTAATCCAATCCCATCCTAATTTTTTAGCCGCAACGACACCAAAAGATGATGGCAAGTTTTGTGCATGACCGTGCCTATGTGGCCTAGCATAATGACGATCGCCATCGTTGGCAAAACTATAAGGAACTACTGCTTCTGCCCCGACACTATGACTGTCGCCATTGATGTACAAGATCATTTGATTTCCATCCAAGTGTGGTCGCCCATGTACTTGACCTGCATTAAGTATTCGTAACTGTCCGGAGCTCCGGTGTTCCAATCCGTGGGACCGGTCATAACCAATAGTGTTTTTTGTTTTCTAGTTTCCCACACCAACCAATACAAATTACCCATCACCACTTGGAACTGATACTCTGCGGCATGTACAGCATCTGCAACATCTAGCCTGCGTCGAATATCGTCTGCTTGCTTTTGTAGCACAGCGACCAGTTCCATGATACGATCATACTCTTGCTGAGCATACATCCTAGCATGGTTGATCATTAGATCTTTTTGTCGTTCTACAGGCACTAGATCAAACTTAGGACCCAGTGTACTGGTGGCGTAGGGAGTTATGTTCCTATTAAAAAAGTTAACTACAGTATTGCCAGTGACAATGTCAAAGCTGTCTCGGCCTTTGGCGCTGTTTAGTTCGTCGGTCATTTAACTCACTGAAGTTTTGCCGCCACCGAGGTCTTCTTTGTTATTTGTTCTGCCAGCATTGGGTTGGTTAACTACCCATTGCTCATAATTTTCTGCTAGAACATTGCGGCAAACATCTTGGAACCATTGGTCTACCATTTGCACATCATCCTTGCCTTTGTAGCCTGCTCGTACCAAATTGGTAATAAATTTGTCATTCCAATCTAATTCAAATGCACCGTTGCCAATGTTGTCGGGATCTAGTTCCACACTAAGGACACTGACCCAAGGTTCATTTTTTTCAGTAGCAATATCTTTGGGCGTCTTATCCGCTGGTGCCGATTTGGTTGCAGTTTTCTTGGCCACAGGCTTTTTAGCCACCGTCTTTTTTACTGGTGTTTTCTTTTCTACCATATCAGTTTCCTTTAATTTTCCAAATAAGATGTTCTATCTTATTGTGCCAACGATGCTCTACAATCGGATCGCCGGGACCTGTTAATACAGAGGTACCTCGATAGGCAAACTCTAGCCATATGAGATGATTGGTAATATCGCATCGTCTGGGCCAAACGGCAAAACTCAAATACCATCCAAGACAATTGCGATAGAACCAATCATCACGACCTTGGGCCATTGCTCGTTTACTGTAGTAACCGGAGCCCATCACTCAGGTGCCCCATTCGTTCTTGAAGAGTGGCACTTGTAGTCTATCACTGTACCGCCATCCTTTTCGCATTGCCATTTCTGCCACTGCACGATTGTTAAGGGTATACACCCGCTCAACACCACCGACAGGCATGACATACACAGGACCCATAAACCCTGCTGTACGATATTCTTCAACTGCTCGTTCTGCATCTATTAGATCCTGTTCTGTTGCCACCACCAGTTTCAAGTAAGTATAACCAACTTCTTCGTATGCACATACCACTTCGGGAACGATTGCTTCTTCCCACCGCTCGCCACTGCAAGGAAGTTTGGCACTTACACTGAATGTCAATGCATTGCGTCCACGCTCTTTATTGCCCAAACTCCAGTTCAACAGATACTGTCTAAACTTTGGATCAAAGGGTTGAGTGCCGTTTGTTTCGAATGTGATCTCTTTAAGTCCCTGCATTGTGGGATGATCTAGCAAGTCTGGATAAGCTCGTTGCCAACCTAGTAAGGGTTCACCTCCGGTGATTACGAGATGTTCGTCGCGCCATTCCTCGTACGGTAACGTATCCATAATACCAAGGGCAATTGAATCGCTAGAAAGAACGGGAGATAGATGGCGAAAGCGAGGATCCCAACTAGCGTAACTGTCACAACCTGTACTAACAAGAGGAAGGGATTTGTAGTCGGTATAGTTAGCAGGGTCAATATTGGTAGCTTCATTGCTGAGTTCTCCTTGGGGCATGCCGAATCCGGCACATTTAAAGTTACATCCAAACACACGCAAGAACACACTGGGTACACCCATGTAGCGTCCTTCGCCTTGTATTGAATAAAATAGTTCTGCGATTTTAAGTTTTGACATAGTTATATTATAGAGTTATTCAGATGGTTAGTCAATTGATTTTAAACCATTTTTTGATTACCCAAGCAGTTAGATCAAACTCACCTGGCTTTTTTGCAGTATCATAGTCGAATGGAAATTTATGATGATTATTATGTAGCCCTTCTCCTAAATTCCAGGCCAATATCCAGCGATTGTTGTGACTGTTGTCGGGGGTATCGTAGTTCCTATATGAGCCGGGAAATTTCATGTGCAGTATTGTGCCAGAAAGTATGCCCGTATTCAGGATGGCAATACCAGCTGGCATTAGGACAAAGAATAGACAAACTTTCCAAGAGATTAAAAATGAAACTGCAATTAACATATACCAGATGTAAAAGTAGTTTTTATTTATGAACATTACCAATGGATCTTTGGTCAAGCGTACAACACCGGATGTGGTGATTTGGATATGTTTTTCTAAAAACCAACGAGTTGGCTTAAAGATAAAACCCAGACTGCTGTGTAACCAACCATCAACGGTTGGACTGTGTATGTCCTTGGGCTGATCGCTGTATTTGTGATGATGTACATGTGTTTTTGACCATGCCAATGGATCCCCTTCGCCGCCTATAATACTCATACAGCATAGAAATATATGTCTAAGTTTACCAGTACGAAATTGTCCGTGTGCAAAATATCTATGTAGACCAATTTGTATACTGACCAGTGTTACAGCAATTCTAGAATACACAAACCCGCATATAAACCATAGCCACAGATTGTAGTGTATGGTAACTGCAATAGACACAGGAACAGATACTACAAATAAAAGTTGTAGAGAGACTCTTTTGAGTCTATCCAAGTTAATCATATGTTTATTCCTTAAAAATATTAGACCAAATTTTTAGTTTGGAAATTTTATTATCAGCGGCAATGCTGACCTGCTCACTACCTACCAAGTTAAACTGAATACACAAATCAATCATAGCCTGTAAATCACCTAGTTCTTCTGCCAAATGTTCTCTATTTGTTTTAGGTTTGCCGGGTTTAAAATTGTCTAGGCCAAAGCGATAGCACTTACTGATGGCCTGTGTTACTTCTGCACATTCCTCTTGAGTGATAAGTAGAATTTCATTTTCTCTTGTATTCATATTTAGTTCCAATGTCTAATAACACCTGCTACGATAAAGCAGTTAGTTACAATATATGTTAACACAATCACAGTGCGAATGCAAGCAATACGGTCCGATTCACGATCTGTATCGCCTGACTTTTCGCCCAGGGCCTTGGCCCATAGCCTCCAAATTTGTTTCATGAACCACAATCTATACGCCATGGGCAATGTACCAGTGTGTCAATGGAGCAGTCATCATCACCAAAACAGGTGGGGGGCGGATTGAATCTTTTCAATCTAATCATGGTGTGTATCTGTTTCCGTTCTTCACCGTCGGCTTTGCCTTCATTGGCAAGTATGGCTTCTCTGTTTAATAATTCTTGTATGTGGCTCATCGCACCCCGGATGCCAACACTATCTTACAGATGTGTTCTAATCGTTCAATGTGTTCAAAAGCTCTCCACGGGCTTGTGTCAATGGCAACAACTCCGTGGCCTTTAATGCCTACAATATCGTAGGCAATATTACCACGATCATCCAATTCTAATCTATAGTGACACTGGTCAGCAAGTTCTTGACTAATTGGTTTCACATCTCCCACATTGGGTGCTACTTTGGTATAGCGACTGAGTTCAGGAAATGCATCAACAATGGTTCCAAGATCAATGCCGGCATGCATGGCCGCAACACAATAAGTAGGATGCAAATGTACGACCACACGAACATCCGTGCTGTGCTGTCCCATCTTCTTTTGTAGTCCGAAATGCAATGGAATCTCACCGCTGGGCTTTAGATTAGCACTGATGTCGGTATAATAGTCCTCTTGCCAAAGTAATCCATGTATGCCGATCTTTTTAAATTGATCAGGTTGCATAGTCTGCTTACGCACACCACTGGGTGTGATATAAAAGTGATCACGGTCGTGATGGCGAATACTCACATTGCCATCACGACTGGTAATCCAGTTTCTATTATATGCTTCGACTAAGGTCTCACAAATAGTTTCTAACATTATGCAAACAAGTCCTCATTCCATTCACGATGTCCTTCACGGAACGCCATGTTGGCCTGTGTTTCGCGAACTTCTACACGATAGCACCAAAGTCTTGCGGCCTCACCCGGACCCCACATTTCGGGAATGTAAACACCATTAACATACTTGTACAGCATGTCACTGAGTCCTTCACAACCCAGTCGGGGCAATACCACAACCTTGGCCATGTTCCGCTCCTGTAGCAACTTAAATGTTGCCATTTCAGGATCATCTTGTGCCACAATAAGTGTGTGGTCAAATTGATCTTCTAATGTTTTCTTTAGTTCTTTGAGTCCGCCATAATCGGCGGCCCAGTTACGCACATCCAGTTCGTTAGTTCCAAAATAGAACTTCATTGAGAATGAATATCCGTGTATCAAATTACAATGGCTATCGCTCCTCCACTGTCTATACGCACATGGAAATGCGTCGTGATACTCTTTGGTACTGGTATATTTGTATACCACGGGATTTAATGTTGTCATGCTGTTTCTCCTATGTTAATTATAGCATAGGCTGGCAGAGTTTGTAAAGCGGGATGAAGCCAAGGCCGCCGGTTGATTATGTATTTATCTCCACCATTCTTCCCAGGGAAAAACACACCAAATGTCCTTCTCTAGTTTGTTGATGGAGGTACCTACATAGTCAGCATCTTTGAACGTACTGGCTTGGTTATTGACCATCACCGCAAAGCGAACATTGCTGTGCCAAATGTCTTGCCAAGCAGGATCACTGGGCATACACGAAGCAGGCCAATCATTTTTGATCCATTCAAGTGTGGCACCCGAATCGTTGATGTCATCTACAACTAATATATTTTTACGATGAAACACACGGCCGCCACCATAGGCATCTTCTGCCATACCGCAGTTACTGGTTGGTCCAACTGTGCTGTCACGCAGGCTGACATCAAGTGTTTGCATGGGCACATTCATGTAATGACTCAACATGGTAGCAGGAATCAATCCACCTCGACCAATGCCCACAATGTAGTCGGGTCGCCAGTTGTGTGCGGTCATGTCTCTGATGATGTTGTGTAACCAATACCGAACATCTTCGGGGGTGTAATATGCTTTATGCAAAGTGTACCTCTCTTAAATTGTGTTGTTGAACATGTTCCATGAATTTCAATATAAACATACTGGCCGCACTGGCATCATCACCGTGGAAATTTAGACGCACACCGCCTGATCCATCCTGTCTATAGTAACTGGGCTTGCCTTGGCCGTATTGCACAACGGGCAAATCAACAGTACTACCGCTTCTGGTCCATTTGAGCTCACGACCAACCTTGCCGCCGATGATTTCAAACCATTCAACCATTTCTTCGGTCAAACGGTCAATCTCAATAGCAATAAAGTAGTTGACTGTGACCCCGGGTGGTAGTTGCATCATTTAGCGGCCCTGGCATCTAAATACTCGTCATGCGGTATCCAACCCCGGCGGGTCAGGAATCCCCAATCCCGTGTCTGTGGTCCAGGCATGAACAAGGTCCAACATTCTACACTGGGATCAAGTTCAATACGGTGATAACTGTTGGCACTACAAATACGAAAATGGCCGGGGCCACGCCAGTTGGCAATTTCATTGCACTTTTCGCCGGCACTATTAAACTGCGGGATCCATTCCCAATACCCACCTTTAAGAATAACTGTGGCATAGGGCCAAGGATGGTCATGCACATCATCTGGATCTGATTTTAAAAACTTGTGTAAAAACACATTAAAGGGAAAACGCTGTCTATCCTTGAGAAAAAGATAGTAGCGTTCCAAGTAAGGCTCGTTGTTGACACGATCCATAACAATGCGTCGACGACCATACCGTTCCAAAAAATTCAACAACCACATTCTTGCATATCCTTTAACAGATTAATTATAACACAATGCCAGCATATTTCCTACTCTTACGGTAATTTAGATACGATACTTTGTACTGTTTCTGTATAAGCATCGTTATACATGTGATAACCGCTATAACATGGGTGAGTTGATTGGCTATTCCCACCGGTAATGGTTAAGAAAGTAGTTGGTCCCTGATTAAATGATTTTACTTTGTTGTAGGTGTTTGTTGCATCTTGATATGTAGTCCACGGCACACATCCGTCCTTTTCGTGATGTACAAATACAATATTAATATCCAGTGGACTTTGAAACTTTACAAGATCGCGTGTACCTGACAGTATTATGCCACTAATTTCTTTCATCCTGTTTTCTTTTTGTAATCGTCGAACAAATGCACTGGCTGTAAACGATCCGTTGCTGTGACCCATTAGCCAGATTGGTAAATTTTGTCCTTGATGATGTTTTAGTACAGAATCTATTCTGTCTAAATGATCACCGGAGTCCCGCATTGCTGGATAACCCGTTGGTCCAGAATCTTTCAATGGATATGGGCTATCTACAAAAACTACATTATAACCTGCATCAGCAATCATCTGTAGCATACGCGGTTGGTTTCTGCTATGCTTTATATTTTCATTTATTTTAAAACTGCCCTCACCGCCAGGGAAGAATATTATCGTAGCCCGAGCAATTGGGTTACTAAAAGTATAAATGGTAGTGGGATCTTTACTACCAAAAAAACTTTTTGGTGCATCGATAAATTGTAAACTGCCACAATGCCCTATGTTACATAGGGTAAACGAAAGTATTACAAAGCCGGTTTTGAGTAAATTTGTTAAGTTCATGCAAGCATTATACTAATGATTGCCTTTTACGCCAAATTAGCGGGGGGCAAAGTCTTGTTGTAGTTTGATGTTGTCAAAGAATTCCTTCTTTGTACTTTGGTCTGTTTGGAAAGCGCCATGTAATACTGTGGTTTGGGTCAAACTACTATGAGCCATAATACCCCTGTTCTCACAGCAACCATGTGTGGCTTGTATGTATACACCAACATCCGACGACCCGGTTGCATACTCAATTTCACGAGCAATGTCCATGCACAGTTCTTCTTGTAAGGTACCTCTACGGGCACACCATTGTGCAATCCTGGTGTACTTGGAGAGTCCAATTAGTTTTGGTCCTGCAATGATACCAATGTATGCCACCCCCGACACAGGCTGATGATGGTGACTACACATTGATTTGAGCTCACTGCGTACTACCAACATGCCCTCATACTTGCCATCTGTATCATTGGGAAAGGCTGTGGCATTTGGACTTGGTTCATATCGCCCTGCCATTACTTCATTAAAGTACATTTTGGCCAGGCGTCGTGCTGTATCTTGGCTATTGGGATCTGTTTCACGATCTATTAACAATGCATCAAGTACACCTTCGAATGCTTCTGTGGCATCGTCGATTAGTTGTTCTTTGTCAGCTTCACTGACATAGTCACTGATGTTGTCGCCAGCCCAAAATCTTTTGCCGTCACGCTTCATTCGAAAACGAATAGCGTCGCCTAGGTAACCTTCTTCATAGCCCTTGTCGTCTATGGTATCAATCCAATTTTCGTTCAATTCTATTCTCCGAGTTAGTAAGACGAGGATGTCTTTGTTGTATTGTAATATCTTTAACTTGTAAAGTCAACGGTTCTCAAGTCCGGATATTGATGATATTTAGGTTCCGGGTCAACCATGGGTAATTTTTCTATGCCCACGGCGCAGGTTTCTAGTGTGGGGCAATAGTGATAACCTTCACCAAAAGTCTGTTGTCGTTCCCATGGCGAGATCAACAAGTCTCTACCATCGCTACGCATTAGGCTCAGTTCGCGATATTGTGCATACGAGTCTGTTAGGATAGCTCCGGCCCGACCTATGCTCAATGGCTTGCCATGACCAAAACTCAGACATTGCATCTGTCCTGGTCTATACATGCCCCGACGCAGTAACCTGGCACTATCCCAAATGTTGGTGCCTACAAAATTATACTCTCCAATAGAGTTCCAATAGTCAGACCTTAAGGTATAGTGTACACCTAGTTGTCGCATTAATTGTGGAATACTGATGTAGGTAAATGCAGAGAACTCACAGGAAGTAATCCTGTTGAATCTAAAGCATAACTCTATAGCATGAGTGCATCCGTCTGTGACAACCACATAAGGTGCGCCGGTATATTCTGCCAACGCAGATTCAAATTTAAACAGGTCGTGAAACATCGGGGTTTACCTTGATCCAATCTTTGATTGACATCCAATTTTGTGGACCGATAGCCTCGTACAACTTGTTAGTGTTGGCACAAGTATAGACTTGATAATTGCCTTTTAATACTTCTGGCATATCTATATATTCTATGTTGGCGTGAGTTAGTCTAACAATTTGATCAGCTACATGTTTGAAACTTACAGCAGTACCAGTACCCACATTCCAGATTCCTGAATTGATTACTTGCTGTATGAATTGTATATGTGTCCAGGCAACATCTTCAACACAAACAAAATCTCGCAAATAATAATCACTATTATGAAATAGTTTTATGGTATTTGTAGCATTGGCCTGTAATCTAAATTGGGTGACAGGACTTGCTTGTGATCCTTTATGTTCTTCATGATTACCATAAACATTAAAGTATCTAAATCCTTGCACAATGATTTTTCCGGTGGGATTTTGTTCTACATGTCGATCAAACAGGTACTTGCTCCAAGCATAGGGGTTGCGAGGATCGGGCGGACTATCTTCTCGAAAATCAGATACAAGTCCGTACACACTGGCACTACTGGCATACTGTAAGTTAATGCCTTCTTCACAACAGCGTTGATACAGCCAACGACTAAAGTCGTAGTTGGTACGCAGTATGCTATCAACATCACGCTCTACTGTACTTGAGTTTGCCCCCAAGTGTACGATCCAATCATAATCATTGAACAACAGATCGAGTTCATCTGTACTATCCCATCCGTCAACATGCCAGTCGGTATGTTGTTTAAAATAGGCAATTAGATTTCGACCAATGAACCCTTGACTGCCGGTGACCATTATTCTCATACAACCTCATCTACACTGGGTGCATAGTTACCGATGTGTTGTACAGTGACAGCACTGGCACGGATGGCAAAGTTTATAGCAGGAGCCATGTTATCTTCTATTAGATATTTGTATGTCAATGCCGCTAAAAATGTATCTCCGGCACCGCACACATCGGCAACTTCCACACGCCTAGTAGTAAAATGTATGTCATTCCATACGGCACCTTTATCACCTTGTGTGACAATTAGATCTGTACACCGACTGGTGATACGACTCAATTCAAGTTGATTAATTTTTACTATACAGCCTTCAAGTCTTGCTAGATCTGTTTTCTTTGTGTCAACAAAAATAGGTCCTGTAAATCTTTGTTGTAATTCAGCAATTAACTTGTAAGTCACAGTGCCCTTGTTATAGTCACTGATAACAATAGCATCAAATTTTTCTGGCATGGCATGTAAGAACGCCAAGTTAAATTCTGGCCAATTTTCAAGTGGTGTACACTTACTATCGCTGTCGATGCGTACAATTTGTTGTTTACTGCGACTGTCAATCAGTCTAGTTTTTGTTGATTTTTCACAATGCAAGTAAAGAACTTCGCATCCTAGCATTTGTAAGTTTTTTAATACATTACCTGCCATGCCAGGTTTGCGTTCTTCGTGTGTGCATTCAAACACCGGCACAGGAGCCTCGGGACTGATACGATCCACAGTTCCAAACTGGTAAACATCAACGCAGTCGTCGCCGATTAGTAATATCTTGAATTGTCTTGGTTGTTGAGTATTCATCTTTTAATTTGAAAAATTCTATTTGCTTGCAATATTCTTGTCCAATAATTGGATAGCCTTTGTAGTCACTGCCCTTGACCATGATATCAACACCGTACTGCTTGATCGTGTCAACTAATTCTTGATCAGAATCAAAAATACAAACCTTGTCAACATATTTTAAACTCTCTAGCATAAATTGTCTATCAATTTGGTTATTGATAGGTCTAGCACTACCTTTTAGTTCTTGAACTCGTCTATCTGAGTCTATAGCAACTAATACTTCATCACCAAGACTACAAGCATATTCTAGCATTTCGAGATGACCTCGATGAACGATATCAAAGGTGCCGTTAACAAATACTCGGGTCATCGTTGGCTATCACCTTTGCCCACACGATAGTTGTCTTCCACACTGTCTGGTGTACTAACTTCGATTACCGTACCAGCTTCAACGCATTCTAGTTGATGCGGCTTGCAAGGTTCATTGTGCCAGACTGCACCGTCACGCAATTCTGTTTCGTGTTGTTCAGCGGTGGCAGTATCAATCCACCGAACAATAAATTTACCTGATTGTACATACCAAGTTTCTTCTTTGTCTCTATGAAAGTGCATACTGAACTTGGCACCGGTGTTGAAGTTCATGAATTTGCCGCAGTATCGGTCGTTCGTGGCCCAGATAAATTCTGATCCCCAACCTTTTGGAACTAGGCCTTTTAGTTGTGTCATTTAGTGTACCATTTGTGTGCTGAGTCGATAATAGTTTCGATGTTGCTGTATTTGGGAACCCATCCTAATAGGTTCTTTGCCTGTGTGGCGTCTGCTACTAGTATATCTGGATCGCCAGGGCGTCTTGTTCCGTAATTGACAAATGGTAGTCCGTATTTGTTAAACACATAATCAACAATTTGTTTATTACTTATACCCTCCCGAGTGCCAAGATTTAAAACATAAGCACCTGGTTGCGGATAGTCATCTAACAGGTAGTTGACACCCAATATGTGCGCTTGTGCCAAATCCCATACGTGTACATAGTCTCGAACACAAGTACCATCATCTGTGTCGTAATCGTCACCGTTGATGGTAAACGCACGATCAGCAATGCTGGCTTCTAATGCACGAGCAACAATATGTGTAGCGCCCGGTTCTTGACCTAGATCCGAGTTAAAGGGCTCGGCACCTGCCGCATTGAAGTACCTAAAACACATGCTATGAATATCGTATGCTCGGAAGTAATCATCCAGTATGCGTTCAGTCATGGCCTTGGTGGCACCATAGGGACTGATAGGTTGTATGTCACTGCCTTCATCGGTGGGCCAAGTGTCGGGCACACCATAAACACTGGCACTGCTACTAAACAAGATCACAGGCCGTTTGGACATGTGTCTAACAACATTCAACAAGGCAATGGTCTTAACTATGTTGTTGGTGTAGTATTCAGCGGGGTCAGTCATGCTGGGTCCAACCAAGCTGGTACCAGCACAATGCACAACAACATCAGGTTCTAAATTAACAATCAGTGACAATGCCTCGTCACTGGCAAAATCGGCAATCAGATATCCATCAATGTCTTTGAGAGTATGATCTCGTTTGATTTGATCAATGATGTTTACAGTATCATTGTTTTGTTTAAATGCTCGCGCAACATGGCTACCTATGTAGCCACATCCACCTGTTACAACAACAGTTCTGTTCATTATTTTGCTTTGGCAGCTACTCTCGCATTTTTAGTTTCGGTAATTTCGTTACGGCGTGCCTTGACTGCTTTACCTAGTTCTACCAGGGCCTTGCGAGCACGAGTGCCTGCGGCATTGTTACCGGCTTCAAACTTTGCACTCTCTGCTAGATATGCGTCAAAATGTTCTTGTAAATTTGTCATTTTATTTTCCTTTGTTAAATGATTATTGATCAACTATTCAATACTTTTGCCACTGAATTCATCACACTGGCAATACGGCCGATGTCACGAAGTTGTTCTACTGTGTAGCCTTCTTGCTTCAATGTTTCATAATGTGCTTTCACACAGAAGTGACACTTGCCCACAATACTTGCTGCCAAACTAAATGCTTCAAAGTTTGACTTGGTAGTTCCACCGTGGCTGGCAATGGCATTCATGCGTAACTGTGCTGGTAATCCTTTCAATGCTGGATCATCTGCCATCTCAACATAGGGATACCATACATTGTTCTGGGCCATAATACTTGCGGCGGTCATTGCTGACTCTGCGTGTACCGGAGCATCTGCTAAAATTACACTTAGTATTTTACCGTTACCAGTTGCGGCAAGTGCGGCCACGGCGCAACCCATGGCAACATCTGCATCCAATGTGCTACGCAAAAGAACAGCATCAAGATTCAACTTGGTGTCTTTTGCGTAGTCTGGCAACGCCGATTTAACTGCATCAATGAATGCCATTATAAAGTCTCACCACCAACGGTGCGGTTACATGCACATAGTTCGCCAGTTTGAAGAGCATCTAAAATACGTAGAGTTTCTTCTGGATTACGACCAACATTCAAGTTGTTAACTGTTACATGTTGAATAACATTGTCTGGGTCAACAATAAATGTTGCACGAAGTGCGGCACCTGCTGGAGTATAAAATACACCCAACTGTTCAATCAAACTTAGATTTTCATTTGTTTCTGGGTTCCAACGCTGTGTGTCAGCAAATTGGTTGTGTGTGATTTTGATTAGATCACTGTGACTCTTTTGCCATGCCACCTTGCAGAACTCGTTGTCTGTGCTACCTGTGAGCAATACAGCGTCACGATCCGCAAAGTCACCTGTTAACTTGTCATAGGCCACAATTTCTGTGGGGCATACAAATGTAAAGTCTTTTGGATAGTAAACGATGATTTTCCACTTGCCTTCAAATGACTCATCTGTGATGTCAAAGAACGCATCTTCTGGTTGTCCTGGCTTGACGCCCGTGACTACGAATTTTTCTAACTTATTGCCAACTGTTTTCATTATATTTTTTCCTTTATATTAAACGATTAATTTTCTTCTAAACTTTGCTCTGTTGCAGTAGCAACGATACGCTCCAATGCCAGAGTAGGATCCCACTCTCGACAATACTTCTTGCGATTAGCACGACCCTTGGCAGAGTCTGGATCATATTCAATCCAAGTAAACTCGGTACCGTCACAGTCGGGACAATGGTCGTTATAGTCTGCATCGGTATGCCGGTCTTCCCCCATTCCTACCCAACCACATTTCTTATTATCACACGAAATATCTACAGGTTCTGGTGGTTGGTTGACCCATGAACCGGTGTCCCAGTTGTATCCTGACCAGGTAACAATCTCTCCTGTGATAGGATTGAACTTGCCGTATTCCCATTCACCAAACTGTGTGCCATCCCAGTATGCTGTGCCATATGTTGTACCATAGTGTCGCCATGTACAACTGTAATAGCCTGGGAGAGTGGGTTGGACTTTTGTAAATTTAAATGTCTCAGACCGTTCCCAAGTGCTGGGACTTGATCCATGTGGAGGATGTCCCCAGTTTTTTTCTTCGGGTGTATAGGTTTCCCACGAATTACTATCCTTTACAAGATACATTCCAAAGTCGCTACTCTTGCCATCTGTGCTACCACCCCAGTTATCAATGTCTTCATCGTCGTAAGTAACACCATTGACCAGTTCTTCTCCATCAATTTCATCGTAGCACAAGGTTAATTTGGTAATGTCAAACGGTTGTGTAAGTTCGATGTGGCCTTCGAAGAATGTGCCTTTTTCGTTACTGCTACCGACAAACACCACAGTACCCACAGGTTTACTACCAATCCATGCTTCGTCACCACATGACCATTCAGGGCTGTCGTCACTGCCGCCATCGCAATCGTCTAGACTTTTCTGAAAAACGGTGTCACCTTTTTCATCTTCGATCTGTAGTGTACCAGCATTACGGCTAACACCATTGACATGTGCCATGTCATCACATTCATACCACGAACCCGGAGGAAATGGCAGCCGGTCAACATCAAGGTTCATGTCATCTTGTACAGTTTCCTCATCGCTCCAGGCAATCTCAGACAAGTCAACTTGATGCTCCATGCAGTAGTCCCATACTGATCGGTCCACTGTGCCCATGACTTTTTCGCCACCGTAGCCCCACATGCTGACTTTGTAGGTTCTTGGTGTGAACTTGAGAGTCGCCATTAACTGCTCATACTCGGCGTTGACTGCTTCCGCTTGTTGGGTTTTATTCTTCTTTGCCATTGTGATTCCTTAATACTTTGACTCATGTGTGTATCGGCGATAGTCTGTGCTCATACGCTGCCAAGACTCGCCCCGGCCTTCCATAATATCGCAGACGCGATCAATAGTGCCATCAGTCCAGTTGCTAATACTACCCATGTTGGCATGCGGCTTGACCAATAATGGCATCAACTTACGGATGGCATCGTCTATGCTCCAAGGGACATAAAGTCGGTCAGGATCATTAGCAAAGGTTTCTGGGAAACTACGATAAGCAGGGTAAAGCACATTGCAACCCAGAGTATCAGCCTCAGATACAGTGTTTGAAACCCAATCTTGTAAAGCACAATTAAATAACACCCTAGTATCGTTAAGTAAAGCATAGTAGTCATTTTTATCCAAGTCCTCATATAGCGTCAACAGTCCGCGAGCCTGTAGATCTCTTGTACGAGCCATATAACTGTTATTGTTGCTCTTTAGTCGGGCACCCGAGAAGATAGCAAACTCCACACGATTCGTGGGATCTAGTCCCATTGCATCATGTCTACGATTCCATTCTTCAATCAAGTCCATGTAGAAGTCTGGTTGCTTTTCTTGATCCCAGCGGGCCGCAAAGCCCACTCGCATTTTACGGTGATCAAATGATTTCAATTCGCCTGGTACTCTTGCACGGACTTCATCTTTACCGAAAGCTAGTCCGGAGATGTTGTATATAGGGGCTTCCCAGCCGGCAATTTTCATGTGCATGACCATTTCTTCATTACTGGCCAACACACCAGTTACAAAGCTATCAACCATCTTTTCATACAAGCCCATCCACTTGCCCATACCCCATACATGAACAAAATCATCAGGATCAATGCTCTGTGCAAGACAACGAACATAAATCCTAGGTCTAAGATGTTCTGGCACTTGATTAATAATGTACGGTAATGATTCAATGCCTGGCTGAAACATGTCTTCAAAGTACACAACATCTTCATTGGTGACTACCCCTTCTTTCATCCACTTGATTAGATTCATAAGTTGACTCATACCAAAGTATGTGCGTCCATGTGCGTCCAGAACTTGTCCTGTTACAATGGCTTGATCATTACTTAATGTATCACCGGGCACCAACACATAGTCGATGCCACGGCGTTCAAAGACTGCTTCATTCCAGTCTTGTAACTGTAGTGTATATCTTGCTTTGTAGGGCTCTAGGCCCATGTAGAATAACTTACGCATTAACGATACTTCCAATTGGTATTGGTATTGCGAGGCTTCCACTCCTTTCGTGGTTCTTTGGGATATGGACTCCAATTGTCCTTGGGAATCTTGCCTGCTTTGACTCGTTGCCATTCTCCCCATGGAGTCTTCTCGTTACCTAGATGACCTTCATCGTACACATAGCCCTGTTTCTTACAGAACTCTAAGTACTCATCGAGCTCATTGAAGAGAAAGTCAACTTCGGGTTTCATACGAAGATATTTTTTAAGCCAATCTTGTGACATTATATTTCCTTAAATTACAATTGAAAGGTTTGGACGGGTAAGGTTGTAGTGTATGACGCATCCGTTTTCACCGTCCTCGGATACTTCAATTGTGACATCACGACTGGGGTAACGCCCTGCAATTTGTATGTACAAGTCATCAGCAATCATCTCACATGACTTGTGATCTAATGCTAGTATAGCATCTTTATATAAATTTTCCAACCAGCGTTTGAATTGAATAAACTCAATATCGCGATCATTATGGAACACATCTATGCCTACTCTAAAGTGGAATATATGTCTATGTGGGTTGGCTAAAAACGATACATCATATTCATCGCCGGTGGCCAGCATGGGATCGGTTGCGGCAGCAGGATAAAAATGAATGCCTTCCTTTTGAAATGTCACAAATATTGTGCGTTGTGCGGCCGCTTTGATTCGTTCTACAGTTTCTCTTGCTTCTTGATTCATAGTACTTGATCTTTGGTATATTTAGACCAATCAGTAAAAACTTTTCGATCTAATAGGTTGTGAAGTTGGTGGCACCAAACTCCGGGGTTGGTTGATTTGAAGTCTCGATCGTCCAGCTTGATTGTAGCATTATATCCCAACTGAAATATATAGGGCAATTTGACCGAAATCATGGGAATAAAGTTATGGTATTCAACAAAACCTGCTTCAAGCAAGCCTTCCGTACAAGTGACATCAATGTCTAGTGTGCAAAGGTGTTCCTTCTCCAGGAAGTGATAAATCATCATTTCCCATTTGGCCCATTCAGCACCGTCATTGACTGCTAGGTTAGGGAAACTTTGGTTGGCACCAAAATAGATATGTTCCACAGGTTGACTGCCTGAGTCCAGTGCTTGTGCAATATCCGCAACACTTTGTACACCAACAACAAACATTGTGTATTTGCCGTAAGCAGGTGTATGCTCTACCTCTGTGCCATAGAAAAAGTTAACACCCTTGTGTCCCTCTCTAATCATTTGATTCATCCTGAAGTTGTTGCTTTAGTTTAGCAATTTCGTCTTTGAAATGCAACCTCTTTTTCTTCAATTCAGCAATCTGTTTGTCCGAAAAGTTTCCTGTGCGTTCCATTTGATCAACTTGCTTGTCCAGTGCATGGTGCATTTCTTCTAGGTGTGCAATTCGGTTTTTAATCATTGTGATCCTTCCAAGTTGTCTAGTGCTGTTGGGTCAAATTCAATTTCATCATCGTCGGCTTCTGGTTCGTCCACTGAGAATAATGAGTTAAACATGGTGTTGGAGTTTTTGGCTTTTTTGCCTTTGAATCCACGGGTACCAACAATCTCCATCCAATATGTATCATACATCTCAATGATGTCTAGAGAATCTTGACGAGTGGGAGCCGCAAAGATTGCATCCACAATGTCTTCAAATTTGGCATAGTCTCCGCCCTGGCGTTGCATCATACCGGGACGCTCGCCTGCATCAAAGCGTCGATTAGCTTCTTGTACCGCGGTAATGTGCATCCAAACATTGTGTCCCATTAGCAATGCATACGAGAAACTATCCCACGATGTCTTGCCCCATTTGCCGTTCTTATTGACATCTGGTAGCACATCATACAGGGCTGGATCTTGGAAATTTTCTTCCGTGAGCACAACACCTGCTTTGACCACACCTGGATTGTAGATACAGATGTCTTTCATTTTGAACATGTTGCTTAATGGACTGTCTTCCCAGCGAGGATAGATGCCATCTGCTACCACGCCGTCACTCCACTTGCGTGTGTCTACTGCATACTTCTTATCATCTGCGCTAGGAGCCATACGATAACTCCATTTGCTTTGATCTTCAAATACATTTTCAAAATATACCTGTCCGTTGGCTGTTGCAAGGAACGGACTGGCACAGTCGAATGAGATAGTAAATTGTGGATTAATGTACTTGCGTACTGCTCGTTGAATTACTGTGAGTAACACAGCCCACTCTAGTTTACTTGTGCCTAAGAAGTGCATCCAATCGTGTACACCTTCTTGTAATAAATTATCATACCGGAGTGCAATCAGTCGCCTGAGAATCAAATGCACATCACACATGTTCTGTCCACCCATGCCCCAACCATCAAAGTGGCGTCCTGGATACCGCACAGGATCGCAGTATTCTTTCATAAGTTCGTACCATGCATCTGCATTGGTATGATTGTCACCTTGTAGCACATTTAAAAATCGAGCACCACCTGCATCTTTACCTTTACGGTGTTTGATAAAGTATTCATTGTTGAACTTGGTGGCTTCCACGGCTTGATCCAATGTTTTAATTTGACAAGCATCACTGGCTTTTTTATCATGTATAACCCAGGTGGGAATATCTAATCCCATGCCATAGTTACTGATGCTATCCAGCCAAGTTAAAACAGCTTCCCGTTTCTTCTGTGCCTTCAAGCATCCTGAACCAGCCTTCCAGTCGCCTTCCCATAATCCTTTGGCAATCTGGAATCCACCAGAGTCACCTAGCATCAGTGTGTTGGGATCACGACCTCGAACCATGTCCTCACTAGCGTCGGGCTTTGTGAGATCTAGGTTAGCATGGCCGCCGGAGTAAAGCGACCATTTATATGGGAACAGACCCTGTTGACTATTAAGCCAATTCATCTGTTCCATATCCGTTATGCCCTGCGGAAAGCGGGCAGGGTCTACATAATCATTGTTGACTCGTTGTTTGCCTACAAATGTGGCGTAGAAGCCACTAATAGCAGGCAAGAATACAGCATAGTCTTTTTGTTTACTGGTTAAATCATCCACGCCAAAATTTCACTTTACTTATTAATTTGTAGTCTGGAGCATAATGCTGTTTGATTTTTTCAAGATAAACAGGATTGTCTACTAGGTGTTTAAATATAGTTTTAAATATACTTCTACGAGTATCACCATCGAGACGATCTTCTGTGGTATGTTGAAAGTCATAATTTGCATATCTAGCGGCTCCGGGAATACCTTGGTTACGCAAGAACTGACTAAAGTGTAGTCGATAATCTTTATCACACCAAAAGAAAGTTGTTTTACTGGGATCTAACCCCTCAATAAAGTATACTTGTTTTTCTGTATGATCGTCAAATGTAATTTGTTCTATCAGCAGATCGTAAAATGCTTGAGTAAACTGACTAGTATCTATGTCACGGTGATATATTGTGAAGTATTCACATATACCACTAAGCCAACGCTCCACAGGATTTCGTAACACAACCATTACATGTTTGTGATGGAACTGATCCTGGTGATAATTATAAAATTCCCAGTGTTGATCCAGTAAATTATTTTTAGTCCACGAACTGGCATTCTTAGGTATGTTAACATACATAAGGTCGAGATTAGGCTTGCTCATGCAAGTACCGAATACATGACCTCTTGGTTCCCAGTATTGGTGGAAAGAAAATGGCATTACTTGGTCTGTGCTGGTAATGTATAGTTCCAAACAGCAACCCCAGAGTCCACAGTAATCTGTGCGGCACCCTCATCACTGATTCTAAATGCCTTGTCTCCGGGCAGGGCCAAGATAGCCATAACAGCCGAGACTGGCCATGACCATGCCTTGCTCAGTGTGCCTGTGACTCCGGCCTGGAACACAAAGTTACCAGCGTGACTGGCATGATCACCAAAGAAGAATTTCAAGTCGCCGTTTTCTGTTCGAGCAGTAAAAGTGGTTTCGTCACTGTTAGCACTGGCTTGAAAACGCAGGCGCTGAATGTTTTGTACAGTGGGCGCAAAGTCCACATTCCATTTAACTGGACGCATCTTTTGATTCTTTAACTTGTCGTTGATGATTTCCGCCGACATAAAACGATAATCGTTTTTAAAGTCGCCGGCTTTGTTTTCAAAGTGAATACCAACTGGAACCGACTCGCCGTTGCGATCTTGTTTGGTGATTGTGAGCTTGGCATCTTCCTTGTATTCTGGAATACCCAATATAGTGTTCAACTTGGCCAAGTTTGGCATACCAAAAGTGCCAACAAAGTCTGGGTGTGCGCCTTTAAATACTGCGTCCACCACAACTGTTTTGTCTTCGGCCAGAGCAATAACTCGAGTTTCGGCATCTGTGCCTGTGACCTTGACCAAGTCAATAGTGCCTAGTCCGTGTGTGTGCTGTACAATGTCTTTCAAATAGTCTTGCATTGAGTTTCTCCTGTTAATGTGTATTATAGATGATTGTATTTAGACCTGTCAACTTATTTGACAGTTTTTTCTTTGATGATGCCCAGAGCCTGATGTCCTTTTACAGTAAACAATTCTCCCGGTTTCTTGAGTTCAAGCCAACTAACAGCAGGCTCATAGTCTCGGGCATAAGTTATTTCAAAGCCTAATTGTTGACATACCGGCACCAACATACTTTTGGGAACATAACTCATAAAGTAGCTTTCAGCATAGGCCGCACCATCAGGCAAATCGCCGTTGTTGTAACTAAACATGAAAACACCACCTGGGCGCAGTAAATTGTAAACTTGTCGTAGTATTTTCTTAATTGAATCTAGACTTTTGTAATTAAAATGATTCCATGAAAACACAAGATTAAATTGTTTTTGTGGAAGTATGCCATACTCATCATTGGTAATTACATATGGTCGCATTCGGCGTTGATACTCTGCGGCATAATTACCTATGGTTGCATCCAGGAATTCTTGATGTTCGTCTGCCAAGTATAACGGATCGCTTGCCACTAAGAAGTTAGTCCATTCTCCATCTCTGCAACCGATTTCCAGTGCTGGGTATTTCCAAGACGAGTATAACGCAATTCTGCTTTCTATCTCTTGTTGTATTTGGCCGGGAATGTACATCACACGAACTTTACGAATACTGGCAGGACCGTCGTATTGCAGTTCTAGTTCGTAGTTGTCTAAAAAGAACAATGAGCTTTTGGCATTGATCTCTGCATTGATCTCATCAATGATTTGTTGTACACGCTCTGTGGGAGCCAATACCGCTGTGCGAATATCTCTATAGTCTTTGATCAACTCGTTGAGCATACCACTATACGTGTCAGATGCACCCTGGCTGGCCAGACCTATGTTTAATCGCAGGTTATCAACACTGGCCAGTACAGGGTCCAGAAAGAAAGATGCTTTTAGTCTTTCTCTTAGGGAAACAAGTTCACTTAATTTCATAATTGTATTACTCAAATGTAAATAGACTATCAAATGTTGATTTGGTGTCAGTGCTAGATAAAATATCCCAATCCAACACACCCAATAGGTTTTCTATCTTTTGATCTACAATACCTGTTTCCATCAAGTTCTGATCAAACGGCAAATCTTTAAACCATTGTGGTATGTGTGTTTCATCTGTGGGATAACCAACGCTGGTATAACCTAATGGATTATCTTTTAGTTTACACACAACAGTTTTCATTCCATCGATGATTTGCAACGAATAGTTATCCCCGTGCATCCTTCTCAGGTTGTTCCAGTTCATTGCGGCTCTTACATGTCCCGGCATGTTGGCTCGACCTAATCTAGCTTCTTCTGCTGTATATTTGGTTAAATTGTTTACACGCTTGGGAGTACCCTTTTCCCAGGCTGGTCTTTCTTGGAACGCATACTTGAATTCTTTAATTTTTTCAATTACTTTTTCTCTGGCATCATCGCTGGTTAGCACATCCATGAGAATTTCACTTAGGAACTCTTGTACAATTTTAGGAGTGTCACTGCGTTTCAAATCAAGTCCCATGGCTTTTACTTTGCCCGGTTTACCATTCACATCCAAGCGATTGTTTTCCATATCGTAGATCAATACAGCATAACGCTTCTTCTTGATAAACAGGCCTTTGCGAGCCACAAGCTCGCGACCACCCATGATGATTGCACCCATTTCTCGGGGGCAATGGCAGGCCCGTTCCATAAACCCCGGAAACGATTCGTTCACACCATCAGCGATGGTGTCGTACAGTTGTACAGCAATGTCTTTGTTCCATTCCATTGCACCTGCGGCTACTTCCGCTTGGACCGCTGGCCACGCTGTAAAGTATACCGAGTCTGTGTCGCCATAGATAATGCTCGAACCAACGTGGTCGTAGTTGCCTGTAATTGCTTGGTTAACTGTGGCGTCCATGTGCTTGGCAATGATCCTACCAGTAAGTGTCGTACTTTGGCCAATTCGTTGGTCAAAGAACCTGCAATGTGGGTTGAGGATAGCCCCGTAGAGCGAATTAAGATTGATCTTTTTAACGAGTTGGCGTTTATCCCAGAATGCTTTGTCTTCAGTAGCTTCTGCGGTTTTCTTTTTTGCTTGCATTTCTTGTCTTTCTGCATACCACCTTTCTAGCAGTCCGGGAATAATACCCTTCATGTCATATCTAAATATAGTACCATTGGCACTGAGTGTCCACGGCTGATTACCATTGAATATTAATCGCCAAACTTCAGCGGCACTATGAATTGTCTCTTCACCGCTTTCCCAATCTATGGTTATTTCTGCGCCAAGTTCATTGGCCATCACGGATTGATATTCCAAGGTACCAAACATGTTTTCCCACGCATCAGCAAAAGATGAACCTGCTGCCATCTTTTCCTTGATGTAGTGGTCGGTCATTGTGGTCCGGAGTTGACCAACGATGGTTTCTGGGCCCATGTTAAGGGCTCTAATAGCCGAGGGGTAGAGACTGTTGATGTCGATTGCGCCAATGTATTCATGGACGCCTTTTTTGGGATAAGCAACATAGGCACCTGCGGCTTGCGTTTCTCTTGGATCATCTTTGCTCTTTCTATTAGGAACAATCATACCACGCTGGTGAGCTTCATTAATGATAGCCTGCTCTGTTACTGCAACCGCACCCATTGTGGTTGGTAACAACACCGTGTTGTCGTGAGCAAGTTCATTGGCCAAGTCCAGGAAGCGAAGCTTCTTGTCCAGTTTGGCCAATAGCATGGTATCTTGTCTGTTATAGTCAATGAACTTGGGAAAGTCCTTGTTGTACAATTGATCCAGGGTGCCTTCGTAAGCAACCTTACTACCACATTCTTCATACTCACCAATTGCGTCTAGACTATAACTGTGTCGTTCCTCGTAGGTGTACTTGCGGTACAGTTGCATATAATCCATATGCACCCGACCAGCCAAGTCAAAAGTCAAATTTTCAGCACCAAAGCGTTCAAAGGTTCTTTGCTTGGGTAATTGTCCCCATAGACAAAAGCGTCTTGTATCATCCTTGCTGAGCACACGAGTGATACGCATCACAGTATAGGGAATATCAAAACCTTCCGAGTTCCATCCGCTAAGGATATCGGCATCTTCGATCAAGTCAAGGAATGTGTTTAACATATCCTCTTCTCTTTCAAACAAATAGCAATTGTCGTATCTGTTGCAAATCTCTTCGGCGGTTTCCCACGAATAGCTTTTTGGTGGAACTACAAGTGTTACTAACTTGTCCATCCAATCCAAGTATATAGATATTGCTGTCACAGGATTAAATGGGTCTTCGGGCTTTGAAAAGCCACGCTGGGGATCAAAGTCTACCTCAATGTCAAAAAATGCAGTCTGTAACTTGGGACTGTTTACACCCGAGTAGTTTCCTTCAAGGCAACGAAATATGGGATTGATATCACTTTCCCACAGTCTCTTACCTGAATTAATTTTCAACTCTTTTTGGAATTCTTTGCTGTTACGACTACTAAACCTGCTGACAGGGGTATCGTAAATTGTACGGAATTTGCCACGCGGATCATCATAGTAAAAAATATAATCAGCCGGGTACTCACGATATACTCGTTCTCCGTTGACTCGCTCAACTATGTGTATCCGATCTTTTGCTCTATCAAATAGAGCATCTACATAACTCATTCATCTGTCCTTTGTGTAACTTTGAGCTTACACAACTCTGCATGCCGTTTCAAGTCCGGCGAGACTAGTAACAATATTTATCTTCATTGAGTGAGCATACGCACAAGTCCAACGGTGTCGATAGTGACTAGCAGGATATAATTAGCCAGCATACCAAAGGAACGACGACTATAAGCGCACCAAGCATATATAGCACAACCTGTAATCCAAATTGGGTACATGGTGAGAAGGGGAGGATTAGGCACGGTGAGTGCCATGGTGATACTACACCCAATAGATATAGCCCAAGCTAAAACCTCAAAACAAAAACGAAGTCTATCGCTTTTATAATCTTCTCGGATCCAGTTAGCGGTTCCACTAAGGATGGCATTCATTACAGCCTTTTGCCAGCAACTTCAAGAATAGTGTTTAGTTCATCGTGATCACGATTTGTTTCGCCGAGCTTGGCCTTATGTGCAATACGGATTGCCTTCTTTAGTGTGGCCGGTTTGATTTCTAATTCTTCACCAATGGCCTTGATAGTTTCACTAAGACCAGTGTTGAGATCTTCAACTTCTTGCATGACCTGCATGCCTTCATTGATCAATTGTGTGAGTTTGATTTTGGCCTCGCCGTTGAAGCTACGATTATAGTCTGACATGTTTTCTCCTGATTAAAAAGTTATTATACACTAATTGCTAACAAATGCAACAAGTGTTATCCCCTAAATTTTTCTAATTGTAAAATACAAGACTCGGTTAGATCTGGATATTCGCTATGATATCCAATCCAATCTTTATCCCACAACAACGGTCTTTTAGTCGAAACATATGCGTTATCATCGTACACTGGTACACTTTCAATTTTAGTTTTATGAGTTCGGTATGTATCGTTACCATCTAGGTCGTAGATGTAATCTTTGGCCTGTTTTTTATGATTCTTCCTATCATTTCCGACATGATATGGTAAGTTACTGTAGCTCCATTGCTGAAATCGAGCTGTGTTAAAGAATGAATTTTCACAATAACTTTGTATATTTTCTCTAGTGGTTGCTGCCAATTCAGATCCATTGGTCTTTCTTCTAAAAAACGGACGCATAAGACTATATTGCCATTTAAAGTTTATGTAATGCCACCACCACCAATCGGCCACATTCTTAATACCGTCGGGGGCTACTTCTTCTAGATTAGCAGTAATTCTTTCCGAATACCATTTACCTATTCCGGGAACATTAAATTGAAGAACTGCTTCCTTGTTTCTTTCTTCGATTGTTTTTGCAATATAATCTAAATGATTTTTATATGATTCAAGGTGCTTACGATCATGCATTAATGATTCGTACATAGATATGCTAGGACCGAATAAACAATCTCCAGGATCTCCGTGTAGTATAATATTTTTTTCGAAAAACTCATTTGTAAAATTAACTGTTAACCAAGACACACAATTTATTTTTTTAGAAATTTGAGTTTGGAAAAAATTATAATTTTCCATAATGCTGTTTAATGTAAGAACCACTGTGACATTTTGTAAATCAGCGGCACTAAGATTTTTAATAAACGAAGACACAACTAAGGTACTATCAATACCACCCGACCACATGATCAGTATGCGTTTGTTTTGATCTTTGGCAATTTGATTTAATTCTATTGCTCTATGATCTACAATATCACTTAGACTATCTGTGATATGAATCAATGGTGGTAATTTAAATAATGGATCAGTTGGTGTATGCCATGGTGTTTCGAATGTGCCGGACCTGGCTCGTAAATCTGACACGGCCATTACAATATATCGTTGTGCCACCCAAAATCTACCCTTTGGGTTTCTAATTTTGGTATTGGGTTTTATCATGATACAGGAGTTATTCTTTATTAATTCAGTAACATCTACGGTCATAATTTTTCCTTTACCAACTCAGCGGTTAGATGATATGCTGTGGTAGAATAATCAATGGGATATTGATCTAACTCGTTAAAAAACCAATCGCTTATCTCTTCTACAGATTTGGTGTAGTTTGCGCTTAGTAATTTATTGAAAACAAATGATTTGTGTGCCTGACAACTGGGTATATGGTTAGTTAAACTATCAAACTCGAGTTTATACAATTCTTCAACAATCAAATTGTTACAACCAACTGTGTCTAAGAAATCTTTAGTGATTGTTAATAAGTCCAATTGGAAGTTTGTTAATTCTTTTTTCTCCATTAGAATTTTGATACTAAGCAATTCAGCTTCTACTATATTAAGAATCCATTGTAGTTTTCTTTCTATATCTGTGCCCATAGGCCTATGAGTTCTATCAAGCGGACGAACTTCAAACAAAAAATACCGACTTATCAATAGTTGTGTAAACTTTAATGCTTCTAAATTGGGTGAAGCCAATAGAATTTTGTTAGAAGCCTGGGCCGATAGCCCCCATTTTCGATTATCATTCATAGATGTATTATAACATAGTTTAAGTTGAAAAGCAAGATTAAAAATGCTCACTTCACCAAATGCTTGATGGGGCACGACTCCCACATTTGGAACCCAGCAGCCGGGTCACCCACGCAACCTAAGTCGCGGTCCTAAGGGTGTTCTTTTAACTTGACTAGGCCAAGCGATTTAAAAATATTTATATACATCCAGCCTATATCAAATTCATACCAGTTCTTAGAGAGGCGGGCACTCGCTGGGTCCAGGTGGTGGTTGTTGTGCAACTCTTCACCGCCAATAACAATACCCCAAGGCACAATATTACGACTATGATCTTTAGTTTCGCCATTTCTATATCCTATCCAATGACCCACACCGTTTATGACTCCTGCCGCCCAGAACGGAATCCATATCATTTGGATGCCCCACATCACGATGCCCCACCCGCCAAATATCAAGGTGTTTAACACAAGGAGAGTGCCAATGCCAAGTCTAGAGTGACGAGTGTATATGTTGTGCTCCATCCAATCAGCAGGAGTACCAGCACCGTATGTATTAACCATGTCCTTATCTTTGCTTGCTTCATGATATAATACTGCTCCTTTGAAGAATACTTGTCCAATTCCGTAAACATGGGGACTATGTGGGTCACCCTCTTGCTCAGTGAATCTATGATGCTTGCGGTGTACTGCCACCCATTGTTTTGTGACCATTCCGGTTGTTAGCCAAAGCCAGGCTCGCATAAAGTGACTGAGTATGGGATGAAATATCAATCCTCGATGTGCTTGTCCACGATGTAGGAAAACTGTGACACATATGATAGTGATATGTGTCATCACTAGAACATATATTGTTTCAATCATACCGGACTGTATGGATTACGAAATCTATCATATCCATTGTCTTCCGGATATACTGGGTACTCGTTATTTCTTTCACTCATAATATGCCATGACCTATGTTGTTATGATGGATACCATTATTTTAGACTTGCTCTCAACATCCAACCGTGCTTGCGGTGTGCATCCAGGCGCTCGGCCAAGAAGTTTGAAAATCCATGCTCACCGGCTTGTTCGGCTGCATCATATGCCATCTTTAGTACCAACAGCATTTTTTCATTGTCTTGCGACAATTCATGCAACATGGCACCGGGACTGAGTATGTCGGTCTCGTCGCCGATTTGACTCAGTTGACTGAATCTGGTGTAGCTGGCTGGCACATAACTGCCAATGCCGCGAATCTTTTCCGCAAAGTCATCAATGGCACCGTATACTTCTTCGTAGATCATGCCAAACAATTGATGATGCTCTAGGAAGTCAGCACCTTCCACATTCCAGTGAAAGTTGTGCGCTTTCAAGTAGAAGGTGTATTCGCTGGCAAATGCTATTTTTGTAGTTTCTGATAGTGTCATAGATCGTATCCTGCCTTACGCATCATATTTAAACGAGTTTCCATCACATCGTTTTCTTTTTCTGCGTGTCTGCGAGCATCATTATCACCTTGGCGAACAGTTGCTCGGTTGATTTTTTTAAAGTATTCGTGACCTTTATCAAAGTTGCCTGCTCGATCTGCGGCACTAGCACGGATACCTAGTTCTTTTTTGTAACGACCCAACAACTCATTGCTGAGTTCGCTGAGTTCAACATCATCATGCACCACACGCATGTGATTGGGATTCTTTGGAAGATCGTTAGTTCTTACATATTTTGCAACTTTTTCATCTTCTTGTTTGCTCATGTCTCGTATCTGACTCAATGTAAACTTGGGCTTTTTAACCGCAGGCTTGTCTGGTTCGTTTGACATAAAACCAAATACACCGGCTTCCTCTACTGATTCAGGATACCAAATGCGTCCCAGGCCAAATGCACGGTCAGCAGTCTGCTGTGCATGTCTGTTGCCTGTACGCAAATACCACTTGCCTGCACGAGTTTGTTTGAGTCCTAGTTGTTGTGCTAGTTCGGCGTCGTCAACCTTGTAGAAGATCATGCCAGTTTGTCTACGCTGGCGATCATCAAATTCAGGATTGCCTTCGTCATCTTTTCTACGACTGCCACCTAGACTGGGTGCTGTAGGATCTGCGAAACCATGTTGGTAGCCACCCTCCGTCATGCCTTTTTTGTCTTTTTGTGCTTTTCTTTCAGCGGCTCTGCGGGCAGTTTCTTGCGGCGTCACTTTTGAACCGTCGGCGTAATACTTGGCACCGGCACCGTCTTTGGCTTTGTTGATAGCACTTTGTGCTTTTAAGCCTGCTATGGCGTTTTTGAACTGTCTGGTTGTTTCTATATCATCAGTATAGCCCTCCGCCACACCTTGCTCTTGCCAAGTGTTATTTTTGATTCGTTGATTTTTGATTCTTTCGTAATTCATTAAAGAACCACGAATACGATGCTGGTCACCGGTATTTCCTGATAAGAGATGTTTCTTATAATAGTCAATCTGACTTTGAACAAACTTGTTTGAGTAACTATCTTCTTCGGAGCCTTCCGCCATGCCTTGTTGCTTTTGCTGATACGCAAGTTCAGTATTGTTGGCCATCTGTTGTTTAAAGTTGTCTACTGCACCGCCATCGCCAGAAATTGGGGCGCCTTCCGCCACACCTTGTTCTTTGGTTAAACGATTAACTGCTTTTTCAACACCTTTGATGCGATTTTTAAATTCATGTTTCACGGATTTAACAATAGCTGGCGAATCTTTATATTTGCCCGGTCTTGCTTTTATGTCACCTAGCCCATATCCCAACGTACCAACATCTTTATTTGCTTTATTGATATATGATCCAAGAGTTTTTGGACTTAGTTCATTCAATGATCCTGGATCAAACCACTGGTGCTCACCAATGTTTACACCTTGTGAAGGATGGAACGGATCGGTGATCTGTCTTTCATCATCCTGTTTAGATTTGCTTTTTGATTTTTCTGTGTAATCGTAATCGCTTTTCATCTTATTAACCATGGCTCTCATTGGATCAGTTTTTTCCAACTCTTTCTGAGCCCGTAGTTTGTCCATATGGCGATCAAATGCTGCGGAATCAAAGTCGGAGCCTTCCTCCACACCTTGCTCTTTCTTTGCTTTTTCTATAGCGTCCCACTCGGCACCGGTCTTTTCGCCACGCTTTTTCTTTGCTGGTGGCTTTGATGTGCGAACACCAGTGTGACTGTTTTGGTAATCACCGCTTGGTAGTTTAGTCCAGCCTTCCGCCATGCCTTGCTTATTTTCTGATGTGCTTTTAGTTTTTAACTCTTTTGTATCATGCGTTTTGGGATGATATATTTCTACTCCGATATTACCATCATGATCCTGTTTAAGACCAGCAAGTTCATATCCTGGATATTTTTTATCAACTATACCTTTAATTCTCATGTAATCACTGTCAGAAATGTCAGCAACATCGGAGTTATCGTCCTCCGCCACACCTTGTTCTTTACTATTGTCTTTGATAGTGCCACCAAATTTAGCAGCATAGTCTTTGGCCTTTGCCACTGAATCAAAACTCTTTGTCACTTTGCCGTTCTTAACAACAGAATATCTTTGACCTTCTGAGCCTTCCGCCACACCTTGCTCTTTAACTGGCTCTGCTGGCGAAGCCAGCGTCATCTTGTTCATGCCTATTCCAGACTGTCGCCATACCTTGTACATCTTACCATCAGCACCCTTTAGCACCATAGCATTGCCGGGAATACGACTGGAATCATATTGCACAATCATAGCATTTTGTCCACCAACTTGCACATGAGGTTTTTGGCGATCATAGTGTTGAGCACCGACTGCCATAGCACCTGCTATTACCGGAACGCCAAGCAAGGTTGCAGTATCTTTCCAGCCTTCCTCCACACCTTGCTTGTTAATCAAATCAATATTACCAAACTGTCGAAGATGTTTTATCGTGTTACCGAGATGATGGTGATAATCTGGATCGTCTTTATTGACACCATTTTGTGCTAATAATTTTTCAGCATGACGATGTAGTGGCATTTCTTTCTTCAATAGTTCCGGTGCGCCTTCCGCCACACCTTGCTCGCCATGTCTAATGCTGCCATCCTTCATCAACTTCAAGTTGAGATTGTATTGTTTATTGTCGTGATTGACTTTATTCATACGACCTTCTTTGAAGCCTTTAGCAAAGTATTGTTTATACATGCCACCATGCTGACTATGCCAGTGGTTAATGGTCATTGCTCGTTCTAGTGTTGCGCCATCAGCGAGGCTTACACCTTTAGTGAAACCATCTTCTTGTGCCATCTTGGCAATTTCTGGACTGAATCCTTCATCGTCATCACCACCGTTAAATCCGTCTGGTGCAAATTCGTTCAAGCCTTCCGCCACACCTTCATCTGTTCCTTTTCTTGAGTCTGGCATATTCATTTGACGATATTCATCAGGCCAATCAAATA